GAGGCGTTTCTCTTCCTCGTCTTCTACATAAGTGTAATTAGCGCAGCTCATAAGTTTATATTGTTGTCATTCATTAATTCCCGCAGTTGTTCACGGCACGCATAGTATGCCTTTAATTCACCTTCCGAGGTTCCATCTGGTGCATACTTGGTTTTGCCACGCAGCCATTGGTCTAAATCCCAGAGGGCGGAGTGCATTTTAGAAGCGGATGTTGCCAAGTCGAACTCTATCTGGTCTTCTGGCAAGTTATATTCGATTGTTGCTTTCATTCTTGAACCATTTTGATTATAATTCCAATAAAAACAATCGCAAACGCAAGCGAAATAGGAATGACAACAATATAAACTTATGAGCTGCGCTAATTACACTTATGTAGAAGACGAGGAGGAGAAACGCCTCCGTATTATTATTCGTAACGGAAATTCTGGAGAACATTATGAAGAAGCACACGAAGATTTACCTCAAAGCGATGGGGTTAAGCCCTGTTGAGTTTATCCCTTGTGAGGTTTGCAACAGGCGAGCCGTGGACATTCACCATATCGAGCCAAGGGGAATGGGTGGTAGCAAGAGCCGAGACGTAATCGAAAACCTTATGGCTCTATGCCGTGAATGCCACCACGAAGCCGACTTTGGTGTTGAGTTATCCAAGGACTTCTTGAAAGCCGTACATTTGAAAAAAATACCTCAATGATTCATATCGTTACCCCTTGCTCACGACCAGAGAACCTCGAACACTTGCGGGAGTCGATTCCTGCTGGTTGCACTTGGACGGTCTTTATGGACTACTCCACCAAAAAGAAAGAAGTACCGAAAGGGGTTAAGGTGGTGCGGTCTAACCTTGGCGGGGCCTTTGGCAACCCGCTACGCAATATGGCACTTGACTACCTGCAAGCGTCCGCAAGCGACAACGACTACATTTACATATTGGACGACGATAACATAATTCACCCGAACTGGTTTGAAGCCGTCAAGGATAGCACCGAGGACTTTGTAAACTGGGCGCAATGCTTCCGCAACGGAGACCCACGCCTTCACGCTACCGAATCGCCCAGAGTAGGAACAATCGACACGGCCTCTTATATGGCTCGGCTTGGGTTTATCGGCAAAGCAAGATTCGAGTACAGATACGAAGCAGACGGTTTGTTTGCACAGGAGCTTATGACAAGAAACCCAAAGATTAAGACGTACCAAGACTATCTTTGTTACTACAACTATTTAAGATGAAGCCAAGCGTACTTTGTATCGGTGACGAAAATTCTGGTGTGGTTTACCACCGCATATACAAGCCCCTAACTCTGCTCAAAGAGAAGGGGCTTATTGATTTTCAAATAATCAATTACAAGCAGGAGGTACAGCCCGACAACTGGGAAGGAATTACGCACGTTATATTTTCCAGAGCTGTTCCTTTCTCTGGTGAGTCGTTCGCCAACTTCTTTGCCATTTGTAAGCAGTCAGGAAAGAAGGTAATTATTGATAACGACGACTGGTGGCATTTGGCGTTAGACCACCCCTCCAAAGTCACCTACGACAAAGCAGGACTTGAACACCGCATACGAAACTCTATGTACTTCGCAGACGAGGTGTGGACAACGCAGAAGTATTTAGCCGATAAAATCAAGAAGCTCAATAAAAACGTAGTTATCATTCCGAACGGACTAGACCCCGCCGACCCGCAATGGCAAATAACACGGGAGCCGTCCGACGAAATGCGTTTTGGTTACGTTGCAGGCATAAGCCACCTGCCAGACCTTACGCAAAACAATATAGACCTCTCAACAGTTGAATCCTACGTTGCCGATATTGGTGGCTACGTTGAAGCAAGCCGAGCAAGATACAAGCTCCAAACAATGCCCCCGAACGAATACGGAGCAATGTACCAAGCCTTTGACGTTGCGCTTGCTCCACTTATCCCAAGTGAGTTTAATCGCTGCAAATCGAATCTAAAGATGGTAGAGGCGGGATTCGCTGGTTGTGCGTTAATTATCAGTGACGTAGCACCATACGCCCAACACCTAACCGACAAGAACTGCGTAAAGGTTGCCCATAAAGGAGACTGGAACAAAGCGATTAAAGAATTAACAATAGACAAGGCGTTTGATATTGCGATGCAACTGCACGAGGATATGACAACCAACTTCAATATACACGACTTTAACGACATTCGTTTAGAACGCCTGCTGAAATGAAACACTACCAAGATATAGACGGCTGGTTTAACCACGAAGCAGCATACGACTACCTAATATCCCAAATGCCAGAGGGAGGAACATTCGTTGAGCTTGGTGCTTGGCTTGGTAAGTCCTCGGCCTACCTATGCGACAAAGCAACAGGCAAACAAATAACAATCATTGACACTTGGAAAGGTTCACCAAACGAACTCACCACAACGCACAAACTGGCAACAGAGGTAGACATCTACCAAATGTTCAAGGCCAATATGGGCGAACGCAAATACAAATCCATTAAGGCCACTTCTAAAGCTGCTTCCAAGAAGTTTGCAGACGAATCCTTGGACGTTGTGTTTATCGACCTAACGCATACCTACGAAGCCGTTAAAGAGGATATTGCCCTATGGCTACCCAAAGTAAAGAAAGGCGGATATTTAGCAGGAGACGACTACCACGAGAATTGGCAGGGAGTAATTCAAGCGGTAGACGAGTTGCTGCCCAATCGTATCTTGATTGCTGACTGCTGGTTGTATTGTAAATAAAATAAAAAGGAATGCAAATAGTACCAATTACCCAAGTGGTTCCCAATACGAGCAACCCACGAATTATCAAAGACGATAAATTCAAAAAGCTCGTAAAGTCAATCAAGGAGTTCCCCGAAATGCTAAACCTGCGTCCTATTGTTGTTGACAAGGATATGGTGGTACTCGGAGGGAATATGCGACTAAAGGCGTGCCAAGCCGCAGGGCTTACCGAGGTGCCGATTATTGTTGCCGACCAGTTAACACCAGAGCAACAGGCGGAGTTCATAATCAAAGACAACGTGGGCTTCGGTGAATGGGACTGGGACATTCTGGCGAACGAATGGGATGCCGAGTTATTGCAGGACTGGGGTCTCGAATTGCCGTTTGACAACACGCCCGTACTCGAAGCGGAGGAAGATGATTACGAAGCACCATCCGAAGTAAAAACAGACATCGTACTGGGTGACTTAATAGAGATAGGCCAACACCGACTGCTATGCGGAGATTCTACCGATAGCGATGCAGTCGCAAGGCTTATGAACAAGCTCACCCCCGATATGGTGCTTACTGACCCGCCTTATGGAGTCAATGCTGTTTCAAAGTCTGGGGTATTAAAAGAATCGTATAAGGTTGACATTTTGGGTGATTCGGACACAAACGCTGCTTGTGACGCTTTCTCTTTGGTTTACTCATTATACCCAGACGCTTCTCATATTTGGTGGGGGGCGAACTATTACACGTTGGATGCCCAGCTACCAAATGCGAAATGTTGGATAACTTGGGATAAGCAGGAAAAAAACAATCACATAGACCAAGCGGACTGTGAACTTGCTTGGACTAATATAAATTCCCCATCAAGGATTTTTCACCATCTATGGGCTGGGTTTAGGCGTGATTCGGAAAAAGGAGAAAAAAGAGTACATCCAACGCAAAAGCCAATACAATTAATTAGCGAAATTGTACTTCACTTCAAAAAGGTTAAAAGCGAATTGATACTTGACCTATTCCTTGGTTCAGGTTCAACAATGGTATCAGCACACCAACTGAACCGCAAATGCTTTGGTATGGAACTTGACCCGAAGTATTGCCAGGTGATTATTGACCGAATGCACAAGCTCGACCCCTCACTTGAAATTAAAATAAACGGAAAGCCTTATGACAAGTAGTGACATCCATAAAAAGGCAATGCTCGATGCGTTGGAGAAATCTTTAGGGGTTGTGACCTCCGCTTGCAAGAGCGTTGACATCGCAAGGGAAACCCACTACCGTTGGATGCGTGAAGACCCAGAATACAAAGCAGCAGTCGATTCAATCGCAGACGTTGCTATTGACTTTGCGGAAAGCCAACTACACAAACAAATCAAAGAGGGTAACTCCACCGCAACCATTTTCTTTCTTAAAACCAAGGGGAAGAAGCGTGGCTACGTTGAGCGTCAGGAAATCGATGCGGTAGGCGGTAAGTTATTCCAAATAGAGGTACTTGGAGAGGATACGAACGAATAAGGTATTTAACCACCTGCAACGCAGCAAGAAGAAGATTGTTGTTGAGCAAGGCGGTACACGGAGTGGGAAAACTTACAATATCCTGCTCTGGATTATTTTTGAATATACCTATCGAAATACAGGCAAGACCATCACCATTTGCCGTAAGTCGTTTCCTTCGCTTCGGGCTTCGGTTATGCGTGACTTCTTTGAAATCTTGCGTAACTACGAATTGTACAACGAGGATTACCATAACAAGTCAAGCAACGAATACCACCTAAACGGGAACCTTGTTGAGTTTATTTCACTTGACCAGCCCCAGAAGATACGGGGGCGTAAACGGAACCTACTTTACATAAACGAGGGTAACGAGTTGTTTTACGAGGACTGGCAGCAGTTGGTATTCCGTACCGATGGGCGTATTATTATTGACTACAACCCCTCCGATTCGTTTCACTGGATTTACGACCGAGTTATACCCCGTGAGGACTGCGACTTTTACCAAACAACGTACAGGGACAACCCATTTCTCGATAAGTCCATTGTTGACGAAATCGAACGCTTACGAGACACAGACGAGGACTACTGGCGCATCTATGGCCTTGGTGAGCGTGGAATGTCAAGAGCGACCATCTTTCAATTTGGCCAATCCGAAATACCAACAGATGCAAAACTTATCAGTTATGGACTTGACTTTGGTTACACCAACGACCCCAGCGCACTTGTGGCAGTCTACACACACGGGGATAACCTTTACTTGGACGAGCTGCTCTACCGTACCGGGATGACCAACAGAGACCTCCACAACCACCTGCAATCTCTTGGGTTGGATAGAAGAGATGAAATCTTTGCGGATAGTGCCGAACCTAAATCCATTGAAGAACTGCACCGGTTCGGTTGGAACATTAAGCCCACCGCCAAAGGGCAAGATTCTATTAATGCGGGTATTGATATCCTAAAGCGCCACAAGATATTTGCCACCTCACGAAGCAACAATCTAATTAAAGAATTGCAGAACTATAAGTGGACGGAGGACAAGAACGGCAACTTGCTTAACAAGCCCATTGACGTAATGAACCACGCACTCGATGCGAGCCGTTATGCCGTCTACAACAAACTTTCTAAACCAAACTACGGTAGGTATTCTATCCGTTGAGTTATTTACGTATGGAACTTAAATTAGTAGTACCAACCTCGCTTGATGAAATCACGCTAGACCAATATCAGCGCTTTGCTCGTATTGAAGGGGAAGGTGAGTTCAAGCAAATGAAGATGCTCGAAATCTTCTGCAATGTTCCATTTAGTGACCTGCCGAACGTCCGCCTGGTGGATGCCGTCAACGTCCTAAACACATTGGCCAAGACCCTATCCGAAAAGCCAGGTCTTACAAAGTTTATAGATTTGAACGGAACCAAGTACGGATTCATCCCCGCCCTTAATGAAATCTCGTTAGGTGAGTTCGTTGACTTGGATAGTTATATTTCTGATTGGGCAACGATGCATAAGGCAATGTCTGTATTGTACCGCCCGGTAACAAAAGAGAAAGGGGAACGCTACGATATTGAACCGTACACGGCAACAGACGAGCGAGACGAGATAATGAAAGAGATGCCCGCATCCGTAGTGCTTGGAGCGCTGGTTTTTTTTTATCGTTTAGGGAACGTATTAGCAACACATACGTTGCGCTCTTTGGCCAAACAACAGACAACCCCTACACAAGAGAAGCGCAGTTCGGACAAAAGTGGGGATGGTATCAATCCATCTATGCACTTGCTGATGGAGATGTCCTCAAATTTGGAGACGTTACTAAACTTCCCGTCCACCAAGCTCTAACGTATTTGACGTTTGAAAAAGAAAAGAATGATATTGAATTAGCAATGATGAAACGATGAGAAGTTTTTATTTAGCCACCCAAAAGATTAACGATTACCTATCCTCACACCCCTTGGTTAAGGTAGTGACCTTTGGTGATATCTTCGATGTTGACCTTAACAAGCAGACCATCTTCCCGCTTGCCCACATTATGGTTAACCAGGCAACATTCGCAGACCACGTAATACGCTTTAACGTATCGGTGCTATGTATGGACATCGTAGACGAAACAAAGCAAGATATCCGCAATCAGAACGAGCCGTTCTTTGGTGTAGACAATCAGCAGGATATTTTGAATACGACTCTTGCTATTCTAAACGGATTGCAATCTCAGTTGCGTAGAGGCACGTTGTACACGGATAAGTTTGAGATTGAAGGTGACATTATCTGCGAGCCGTTCACGGAGCGATTTGAGAACCTGCTAACGGGATGGAACCTGACCTTTGATATGATTGTACCAAACACGGAAATATCTATCTGCTGATGAGCCGTCAGGAATTAGTGGAGGCCACGTTAACCAAGTTCGCCAAGAGGGTAATCCAACAGGCGAGAACAAATCTTACAAAGAAAAAAAAGAACTTTGATAAGACGCTTTACAATTCCCTATCCTACAAACTGAGTGTATCTAAAAACTCGTTCTACCTAAACTTCTATATGGAGGATTACGGTGCTTATCAGGACGAAGGTGTTAAGGGAGCCGGAGGCACAAGGAAGACAACAAGTAATTTCAACAGGCGAAATAACAAAGGCAAAATCTGGAAGCAGAAAGCCCCGAATAGTAGGTTTAAATTCAAGGAGGGTAAGAAGCCGTCAGTTAAACACTTTAAGCGTTGGGCAGAGTCAAAGGGACTTAGCCCTTATGCGGTTCGTGAATCTGTATTCCGCCAAGGTATTTCACCTTCTAAATTCTTCACCACCCCATTCCGGATGCAGTTCCAAAAGTTACCACCGGAGTTAATTATTGCATTCGGACTTGGCCCGGATGATTTCCAAGCACTCGCAACGAATCCAAAGAATAGATAATGGCAATACCTGTAGCAACATTCCCGACCACACCGCAAATGGCAAGGTCACCTATTTTTATCACGTTGACCAAAGGTGCCGGAGGTACCGATGGCCTGATTAACGCTACGCTGACGCTGCGAATCTTTACCGGAGACCGGACTACAAGTCCCGCAGTAGACTACACGTTGTTCAAGGAATCTATTAGCGATGCTCCTATTACGTTTGAAATCAGCGAGTTAATCCGTGAGAAGATTGCTTCGGTACTAAAAACTAGTACCACAAACACATACGAATTGTCTACGACTGAGGGCGTTTGGTGTAAGTTCTCGTTATCCTCCGAATATGTAGATGCGGGTACACCTGGTTCGGGTATTATCCAGAACAACCAATCGTTTCTTGTTACGGATGGGTGGCTAACGTACCAAGAGGTTACAGGCGGAACAATTACAAGTGGACGAATGGTAACGCCACGTAACTTATATGTGACGGACACGAGTTATGCAATGCCTATTTACCTACCTTCCCGGATGTACTTTTTTTATCGGAATCTTGGTGGTGCTTGGACAAGTGTAACAAACTACACCCCTGGCAACAATAGCAACACCCGAATCGTATACATCCCTTACGACAAAGCCAATGCACAGTTGTTTGTAAATACGGCAGCAGTACCCATTACACTAAATGATACCTTTCAGATTGGATTCGGAACCGATGCAGTAACACCGCAATTCACCTACACGGTGGAGGAGGTCTGCGAACCTAAGTACACCCCGGTACGTGTATCATTCATCAACAGGTTTGGTGTCGTTGATTACCTGACCTGCTTCAAGGTGTCTACCCGCTCAGGTAACTTTACTGCCGAGCAGTATATGCCACAAATCAACATATCAGCCACAACACCTCAGTCGCTTACGCAAACGATGCAGAAGCGCAGGTTTGACGTGAATAGCACGGAGATAATTACATTGAACACGGGTTGGGTGCCCGAGAACTACGATGACGTTATCCGTGAGCTGCTGATGAGCGAAAAGGTGTCCATCAACTACGATGGCGTAGAGTTCACGGTTAACCCGCAAGATTCTGGAGTAGATTACCAAAAGGAAATCAA